TTTTTATTTTTCGACATTATAAATAAAAAAAGGCAGATTTTTTAAAAATCTGCCTTTAATTTCTTGGTTCTAAAGACTAGAATTAAGAAACTTCTGGTTCCACAACATTGATTCTTGAAATTGCATAATCATTGATAACTACAATTCCGACTTCCTCATAAATGACCCAGCCGATCCGTAATTTGCGAGGATCGTCCGCAGGCAAAACGGTAATGTCTTGTCTGATCGGAAAAGCTCCAACTGTCTCAGGCGAAGCAGTCAAAAGAACAGTAGTTGTAAGCATTCGTGAACTAACGTGAATATCACTTGTCCACAAATGTCCATACAAACCTGTGGTAATAATCTCTCTTTGAGTTGCCTCATCATAGAAATCCTTACCAAATGTTCTTATTGCCGCATACTGAAACGCGTGAACAATAATTTTAGCACAAACTAAATCATGTTGTTCGATTTGCATAAAAGCTTCATTAAGAGCAGCAGTAGTTAAAACTCCATAGTTGGTTACTGTCTGAGCAGCAAGAACAGCAGCAAGTAAAGCATTAAAGATATTTGTATCTTCTTCCTTTTGAATTGCTTCTTTGGCTTTAATCTGAGCCCTGTCCACAATATAGAACCTACGAGCTTTAATCTCACTAAGTCTTACTGTCGGATTTGCAGCAATTTCAAAAGTAGGAACTAGAACTTCTTCACCTTCCTGAATTTGATCAGGAACTGCACCTCTTCGGGAAACCACCCAAGCAATAGCAGCAACATCTCTTTCATATCTTGCCAAAGCTCCCTGGGGTAACTCCATTTATATTCTCACCAGTTTCCTGGGGACTGGACTATACCATCATCTCTTCTAATAAATTTAAAAGAGAGCCGGACGTGTTAGCACCAGAACATCTCAGTTCTGACACTCTGTTATATTTATAACAAGTCTCTACGGGGTTATTAGAAATTCCAATTTTATATTCATCAATTTTGTATATACTTCCCATTTTTTTCATAGATGTTTTCTTAACTTTATATAATTTGTCTTTTTTCATTTTCAATTTTTTATTCATTACTTGAAATTTCTTTAAACTTCCCTCGGTATTGCCATATCTTCTTAATTTTAAAAGACTTAGGTTTCACCGATATGAGTCCGGTTTATTTTATGCAATTCACATTGCAAGGTGGACAAGTTTTTTAGGTTGATCCACCATAAGAAGCTTCCTACCAACAGCTTGATATTCTAATGAACGTCTAATCGGCTCGACCATAGCTTGGGCGAGCGCGGTTCTACCTTCATCAGTTTCTAACGCTTGGGCAATAACCATTTCTTTATCCTGGTCTGTTAAACCACTTTTGGTCATAGCCATAATAATTCTCCTTTTTTTTAACTCTATTTTTAGGTATTATAAATAATAATCCTAAAATATAGCTCTTGTACTAATTAATTAAACTTATCGTCTAAGAACTACTGGGACATAATCTCCCAATGAAATAGAACCTTGAACGTCTGTACCCGGAACACCGCTTGGATATTGCTGACATGTACCAACCGCTATGGCAACTTCCTGACCTCCTGTAGCTCCACCATTCCATTCTCCTGCCACTGTTCCACTTCTTGTAAGCATATCATTAACAGCAACAGTAGTTCCTTCATCATCAAATAAATCACAAGAAATCCAAAATTTTCCACCGCCATGATAAATAGTCATCTTCCCAGCAGCAGCAGTTTCATCATAGAAATCAGGTACTCTATTTTCAGTCCATCTTGTAGTACCAGCAGCGCCTCCTGCCCATCCTCCACCAGCACCAATAAGAACCTGGTCAGAATATGCGGTTGTCTGACCCTGAGTATGTCTATCAGAATCACCAGCAATACCAAGAACAGTTTCTACATTTCCTGCAAGAGGAGTTGGAATAACCTGACCAGCCCCATTAAGACTTACATTCATCCCAGCTAAAATCTCAGTGCTCCCCATCGGATACATGTCCGCCAGAACATGATATTCTACTATAAGAGCCATAATTTTTCTCCTTTATACCTAAAAAATTTATTTTTTTCCAAAACTTCTTCTTAGTTGAGTTGTCGAGTCCTCATCAGCTAATTGATTTTGTTGTTCAAGACTAAATAAACTAGCTAATTTATTTGACAAATCATCTTTAGAGTTCCTCACACTACTTGTCTCATTTATAATTACGGCTTGAGACATACCGTCCGACACAGTGTCAAGTCCTTTTTTGCTCGCAAAGATTGATTTTTCAAAATCTTTGATTTGAGCAAGCTTATAGGATTTTAATTCTTCTATCTTTTTTTGAAGCTCAGAAGCTGTAATCTTCTTTTCTTCAAGCATTCTACCAGCAACCCTAATAGCTTCAGACTCCCTATCGCCCTTGGCTATAACCGTGCCTTTATCTTTAGTCTGCTTTTCAGGAGAAAGTTCCTCTTTCCCCATCCTAGCATCATTAGCAGGAATTGAAGGATGATCAGCAGGAGATTTCGGAATATCTCCTAATGTCTCATTTTCATGTCCCATTAAAGATTCAGTTTTATTCCCTTCTGTTTTAGTCGGTTCATCAGGATCAAACTTTGGTTCGTTACCCAATGTTCCTTTATCTTGAATCGGTTGAATATCTTTATCAACAGAAACAGGAGCTTTCGGTTCCAGTTTCTTATCTCCAGCTTCAATTATTCTTTTTGCCAACCTCGATAAACCCTCCTTACTTGAACCAAAACCTCTCATATGCATAATATCAAAATCATCTTCTTCCTCTGCTTTTTTTATATTTTCTTTTTCAATAGAAGCTACTTCTGTTTTGCCTTGTCCTTTGTCTCCACCTGTATATCTGGTATCTCCTCCTGCTAAACCAACTTCATCTTCATGCCCCATAGTTGCTTTATCAGAAGGGATAACAGGCTGAGGTTTATCTTCAGGATTTAACTCAGTAGGTTCTTCTACCATTGTGGCATTATCTCTTGGAACGTTTGGTTTTTGAGCAGACGGAATTGTTTCATTTTCATGTCCCATTTTACTTCCATCTTCTCCGGCAGTATAAGAACCTATATCTGTAGAATCTTGAGCATTTTCTTGTTGAATCTCTTTTTCTCCTGTTTTTTTATTTATAGTATTAATAACAGAAGAAAGATCCATACTAATTCTTCCTGTCTTTCCTACTTTACTTTTCATTTTAGAACCTTCTTTTAAACTATATTCAGATTCGCTTATTTTTTGACCGTCAAGGCTTATTTCTACTTTATTATTTTTTTCTTCTTGTTCTTCAGTCTCTATTGTTCCATTTTCATCTGTTTCATTTTCTAGAATCTCAGCAGGTTTGGTTTCCTCAAGAACTCCTTCATCAACAGGTTCAACAGGTTTAGTTTCTTCAAAAATTTCTTCTCCTGGCTCACCTGTTTCTACAGGTCCAATTTCTCCAGGTTCTTCAATAGGAGTTTCAGGCACTTCTATTTCTTCCGAACCTGCTTCTCCCAAAGCTTCATCTACTTTTTCTCCTATTTGTTCTGCAACTTCTTTTGGAAGTTCTATTGTTACTGTTCCTTCTTCAAGTTCGAATGGATCTATATCTTCAATTGGTTCTGTTGGAGGTCCTTCGATTCCAGTTTCTTCTTCCCCTTGATTTTCCAGTTCATCTGCTAACAAATCTTCTGGAGCCGCAACTGCAATTTTTAAGGTTTCGCAAATAGATGAAGCCTCCCTCAGAGTGTATCCTGCACGAACTTGATCAGCAATACATTCTTCATCTCCAGAACAATCATGCCATGCTTCAGCAAGTTTAATTGCCAAACCATGAGTATAAATATCTGCTTGTTTTAATTGATTACAAACACAATCTACTAAATTCTGACCTTCACAAGGTCCGCTTAAAGCAAGTGCATTTTGTCCAAATCTACGAGCAAGTTTTTCCCTACACCCCTCAATTGGAAAACTCTTTCCATAAGTACCATAGGCAAGTTTATAATCTTCTAAGACAGAACCTTCTTTACTTGCTGTTTTAATTGACTTAATTGCTCCTGCTTTTACTAATTTACCAATTACCTTAACTTTCTCCCGTAATTCCATTTTTTCAAAATTTTCTTCTTTTATTTCAGCCCTTTTAAGAGCTTCAACAAATTTCTGTTTTGCTTTTTTACAGGAAGGACAATCTATCATCGCTGTTTTAGGAATCCATGTCCATTGTCCCCAAATCTCTTTCGCCTTATTATCTGTTACATAGGAAACTTTATATCTTGTTCCTGTATCCAGACAGACATGATTACCTTCTCCCAAATCTAAGGTATTTGCTTTTCCGGTAGCAGGACTAATTGTTCCTAATTTAATCTTTTTTTCTCCAATTTTCTTTAAAGTTTCTGGAGTCAATTTAGTATAAGCAGCAACGGCAGGAGTTTCTTCTTCTGGTAGTGCAAAACCTTCTCCCTCCCCAAACTCTCCCTCTTCGTTTCCTAATTCTTCTCCTTCTCCTTCTTCTCCTTCTTCTCCCTCAGGACTTACACCTTTGTATTTTGTAAATTCTAATTCTATCTTTATATTAAACTCAGAACCACAATTTTTACATCTTGCTGTTCCTGCCACAACATCAACATCATGACTGCCACAAACAGGGCAAATAGAACCCGGAGGCAATGGTTCAAGATCTTCTTCTCCTGTTCCTTCTTCTTCTCCCATTTCAGGTTCTCCTGTGAATGTCTCAAGAGGAGCAGTATCAGCCCCGGCTCCTGGAGCCATAGGAAGACTTGCTCCAGCTCCTGGACCTTGAGAAGCTCCTCCTTGACCCCCCATTTCTCCTCCCATCATTTGAGCTTTCTTTACTATCTCTTCTCTTGCACTAGCAAGTTTCTTATTCTCTTGTTCATCAGAAGAAATCGCTGTTGCACAAGGAGATTCTTCGTTTTCTTTTTCTTTCATTTCTATATCTTCTACTGGACCTTCTATGATATTTCCAAGTTCATCAGCACTAACTTCATTTTTTCCTCCTTCTTCTATATCTATAATTAATTCTCCATTATCTCCAACTTGAACCTTAATAATAGCAGCAGCAACATCACTACCAATTTCTTGTTGTGCTAACTTTTTAAGTCCTTTCAAAAAACCTTCTTTATCAGTAACAGGAGCATCGACATCTTCAAGGGTCGCATAAATTCTATATTTACCATCTTCAGGTTTACTTAACTCTTTTATAGCAGTCTCAAAGGCATCATATTTATTTATAATTTTTTTATCTAACGTATCGACATCTCCCATTTTTATTTGTACCAGTTCATCTACCTTTGCCATAGCGGTTTTACTTCTAAGACTATAAGAAATATAATCAAAGACATCTTCTGCTTTCAAACCAAATTTTGCATTGTCGGCAACAGCAATTATCAAAGCATCAACCGTAGGAGTAATTGAAGAAGAAGCTTTTTTGCTAAAATACCTTTCTTTATTTGCTATTATTTCTCTTTCTTCTTTTTTATTAGGTAAGGCATTCATAACTGACAAAAAAGCAACTTTTGATTTTACTTTATCATTATCGCTAATCCAAGAAGCTATCTTTGCTAATTCCTTAGGTGATTTATTAAATTTAACTATAGAATCCACAATAGCTTTAGTAGCTACCTGAGTTAATGATTGTGTATATTCTTTACTAGCCCATCTTTTTAATCCTTCAGTCATGTCTATACCTTCAAGTTGTTTTTGAGTAATAATATCAATCGGACCTGTAAATCTATGAGCAAGGAGAAGTTCTCTTAATTGTTTATCTGTTATAACAGAAGTATAATCTTCGCTAAGTTTAGCGCTTACAAGTCTACTCATTTCATCCCATTGTTTTTCTGTAATCACATCTGGAGTATCATTATAATGAATTATCTCTGCCGTAACGTTTGACAGATCTAGTTGATCTTCCGTAATAGTTTCATATGAACCCTTATGAGTTTCAGGACTTTCACTTGTAGTTAAATTTTCTAAATCAGAACCTCGAGATAGTTGTTCACTTCCCTCTGTGATAGTATTATAGCTAGTATCTAATCTAGGGTGCAGTGATTCTTCTTTTTTCTCTAATTGTTTTTCTGTAATCACTTCATGATTACTTGAATCCGCTGCTGTTTTTGTATTTTTATTAGACATATTTACTCCTCTAGTTTCTTTCAAATTATCATTTTTTAAAATTAATTGTCCCGCTCTCTCAGGATCTTTTTTAATTAATTCCTGCATTTCTTCAGGAAACTCAGTAATATCTGAAACCTTTATAATTTTTTCTCCTTCTGCTTTTGTAATAAAAATTTGACCATCTATTTTACTTATTAAAATTTTTAAAGATTCTGGATCTTTTATATTAGCAGAAACTTCTGTAATAATATCTGCCATGTTTTTATCCTTTTGTTTATTTTTAAATAAAATATTTTTCAAAGAAGATACTTTATTTAACAACTTTCCACTTATACTTAAAAAATCCTTTATTTTTTTAAAAGATTTTGCAGGTTTTGTTATAGAACCAATTCCTCCAAGTTCCTGAGTATTAAATTGTCCTTCTCCTTGTCCTATTTGAGGAACAGTCCCAGTTACCCCAACTGGTTCAGAAAATGTTTGTGGTTCAAGAGTAGCATCTCCTTCTTCTGTAATTCCTGTAGGAGATGGAAGTTTTGCATAGCCCATCTCCACTAGTTCATCTGCTATTCCCTGTACGTCTGCCATTGCTTTAACTAAATCAGAAACATATTCCATAGAAACTTGTTCTTTTTGTTTTAACATACTTTGGACAACGGTTTCTAATTTAGTCATACTTTCTTTTAGATCGTTTAATTCTCTAACTCCTGCTACTTTCTTTAATTCTTCGGGAATTTCTTTTCTCTCTGAATATTTAATTAATTCATCAACTGTTTCTCTTAATGAAGCTACTTTCTTTTGTAGTTCAGGAACATGAAGAATACAACTTACTCCACATTCATGACAAGCAGGACTCACAACAAAACTATTTTCAATAAATCTCAATCCATAATTATGTTCATATATCTTTGTTCCATTATGTTTTATTATTTTTGCAGTTTTTCTTATCGAACCACACAAAGGACATTTTTCATCATCTGGAACATTAGAATCTTCATGATAAGCGCACTTAATATCTCCATAGAAATTTCTATTTTTTCTTTCTTTAATATGAGTACAATAATTTTCAGGTGTTTCGCTTTTTTTATGACAAATAGAACAACAAGAATATTCTACGCTAGTGCCCATGGATGTTCCTTTTACGTATTTCTGCTCTATAGCTCTTGCTAACCTGGGATAGGCAATTTTATCAACACGAGCTACAAGAAAAATCCCTCCTTTTTTCTTATCATACCAAGCATGGACACACTCACCTCTTGCTTTTTCCACATCATCATTTTGGTGATTAGTAAAAAGAGGAACTCCAATAAAAGTATGAGTAGATTTTTGTAATTCATCTTCTGAAAAAGCGTCTCCATTATCATTAGGTTCATCTTTTTTAATAGCAAAAATTTTCATATAGAGATGTTCTGGAAACTCTTTTGTAGCTTGTTTTAAATCGAATCCCCCTAAATCTTCATCTATAGAAAGATCGATAGAAGCTGTCTTAATTTGATTAGGAAGATTATATATCTCCCATCCTTCTGGATGATTAAGAGCTGTAATATCTATAATTGCTATTTTTTTAAAAGACATATTAATTTCCTTAATAATCTATTCCAGGAACTGGATTATCATCTTCTAATCCCATTGGAGTGTCAGAAGGAATTTCTCTTCTTCCAATCCATTTTTCCAATGCCTTATCAATAAATTTTTCCCTACTTATAGATTCAACAGCCGCAAAAACTCCTCCAGTTAACATATCAAGAGTAGCTTCTGCTGCTTTTCTTGGATCTTTATACATTTCTAAATTTTTTCGAAATATTTCTTTTCCGGAAATATTTTCTTGACTATTTTTTTTATAACTAAAAGTTTTAATTACTTTCATTTTATTTTTCATCTTTCCTAACTAATTTGACTCCACACTTAGGACATTTTCTCTCCATACAAGGTACTCCTCTTTTATGTTCAAATTCCTTACCACACTTAGGACATTCGCACTTTCCTCCAGGGCCAGCCTTAAGAGGACCTCCTTTTCTACCGAGGGGTTTTCCTCCTCTACCTAATTGTGCCCACTTCTTTATACTTTGTTTTAATTGACTATATTTCATTACTTTCCCTTCTTTATTATTCTAGTAAATCAATTATTTTTTGATTCTTTTAATCTATTTTTCTAACTAATTTTGTTCCACAATCCGGACAGGTTCTATACATACAAGGTTCTCCAACTATATGAGAAAATTTTTTATTACATTGAGGACATTCACATTCTCCTCCTGGTCCTGCTCTATAATGACCTGGTTCATAAGATCTCATTCTCCTACCAAATCCTCTTCCTCTACCGAATTCTTCTCTACCCAATCTTTCTCCCGCATTCTGACTAAATCTACCAAATCTCATTATTCATTTTCTCCTTCCAGATTATGTTTTCTCATTAAATTTCCTTTACATTCAGGACATTTTGTTTGAAAACAAGGAATCCCTAATTCATGTTTAAATTCTTTTTTACAAACAGGACACCAGCAATTACCTGTTATCCCAAATTTTCCTTTTATTAAATTTCGCATTCTTCTTCTAGTACTATTCTTAATTTTTCTTATTCTATTTTTCTTTTCTTTCAAAACATTCATAATTATTTTCCTCAAAATTTTGTGTTACTTTTTATTTTGCCGAAAAAAAATAAAAAATCCTCTATTTTTATTAAAGAATTACTCAATCGACTCTGATACTGAATATTACTATTTAACTTTCCTTCTTAATAGAAGAAATAGTTGACCCCCTAACATGTCTTGGTATGTTTACATTCACTAAATCTCGAAGTGTATAATTTGATACTCCTCTAGGAAAAGGAACTGCCCACTTATCTCTTAAATGACTTAAAGCTCCCATTAATGTAGAAAAATATTCTCCACTTGGAGCATATATTTTAGCTCTTGGATCACGAGGCATTTTCTTAATTCCTGCAAAAAATCTCTTTTTCAAATCTTTTGTCATAGCAGGACCAGCTACAACAAAATAATCAGAATCAGTTGTATAATCATGTCCTTCCCATCTCAAATAAGCCATTGGTCCTATATCTTTATCAAATCTTCTCTTCAACTGAATAGATCTCTGGCGATATCTTTCTTTCCAATTAATACCTCTATCTCTAATCCTCTTATAAGCAACTTTTGATAAGTTATATTTTTTATACATTATTAATTGTCCCAATTAAATATACATAACCTATATTTTGTGGCATAGTTACTACATTTATTCCTATATTTTCTGCCTTATTATTTTCTAAAAATTCAGAAGCAGTGGCATATTTGATAATTTCATTATTTCCCTCCGCTTTCTTTTTTAATTTTTTCCCTGCTTCCACTATATTTTTATAAATTATATCCGATACGGCATCTAAATGATCTTCTATTGCATCTTCTTTAAATCTCAAAATTCTCCATCCCACACTTGCTAATTTCTGATCTCTTATTCTGTCCCTCTGTGCAAAATCCTCTCTTTCATGCCATATGCTTCCATCACTTTCTATTCCTACTCCTATCTTAGGATAAGCAAAATCTATTAGAAATGGTCTTTGCTCTCCAGGAAGTTTTACAGAATATTGTCCAAATAGAGGAAAAGGAACCTTCATCTCTTGTAAAAGTTTATACATTTTCTGTTCTAATTTAGTCAATTTAATCATCTGCATAGGAGGAACTTGTTCTTCTTCTTTTTTCCCCTTCCCTCTCTTTGTTATAGCAGGTAAAGTTTGTGCTGCCATAGGTGCTCCTCCCATTCCTCCGGCCGGAGCAGCTCCTCCAGCTCCCCCAATTCCTCCCATCTCTCCAGCTCCTCCCATTCCTCCACCTCCTCCAGGCATCAATCCAGGTTCCATAGGAAGACCAGCACCTCCAGGCATCGAACCCATTCCCATAGTCCCTAACATTCCTCCTCCTGCTCCAGGAGTTATCATTCCAGCAGCAGAAGCCATTACTTGTTCCTCTCTTATTTTTTCAACTTCCGTATCATAGTCAAGTCCCAATTCTTCAAGAATACTTTGAGCAGACACTAATCCTTTATCATGTAACTGCATAAGTGATTGTATTTTATTTGTTTTATCTCTTAATTGTAAGTCATTCCAAATTAATTTAGGATAAAGATAAATAATTTCACCAGAAAGTTCTGATTCTTCCTCATTTATAAATCCTTGCATCATAGCAACAGGTAAAAATATATGTTTCTCTACCCAATCCTTGAGTTTGTTTCTCCAATTCTCTAATCTACGAATTAAAACTTCAACTCCAACCTGAGCGGAGTTTCCTTGTACAGTTATTTTCCCATTTCTCATTGTAACAAATAAATGATAAGGAACTTCAAAACAATAAACTTTTCCTTTATATTGTTCTCTTACTATTTCTTTATGATCATATCTAACACTTCTTGAATCCAAAACAGGATTTTTTCCTTTTCGTCCTTTGGAAACATAAACAACATATACAGGATGACGAGTTATAAACCGATGACCAGTTTTATTAAAATAAATTTTCTTATTTTTTTTCTTAATCTCTTTTATCATAACTGAATAACCGCACTTAAAACTAATTTCTGCAAAATCTTCAGCTAATTGATGACTAGAAGTCCAATAAGTTATATATTTCTTTTCTTTTTCTTCTCCTGAAATGTGTCCATCTCCTTTTGCCATTGCCTCAATAACAATTTCAAGACATTCTGGCACAAGATTCTTAATAAAAGGAGTTAATTTCTTATAACATGCATGTCCACCATAATTTTCTTTTAAATGTTTTGACAATTCAGGATTATAAACCTGAAAACCGTTATGAGTGACGTGATGAGTATGAAAAGAACGGTTAAATAAATTTTCTATTTGTTTATATGCCTTACCGTTTTTAGACTGATGAATACTAGTAGTTAATTGATTAATTCTATTTTTTCTCTTTTCGGCAGCAGTGCATCCTTCTGAAACATAAAAACCAACTAATTCACAATAATCATAAATTGATAATTCTGTATCTCCTATCTTTACTTTTTTAGTGTAGTTCCCGGAAAAACCCTCTACTCTACCAATAAATCTAGATCTTCTTTTTATATCTTTTGCTTCAGTAAATTCATATTTGTTATGATCTCTCTTTTGAGTATACATTTTATGATTTGGAGTTACTCTAACATCTATTCTTGTAGTCTGAAAATGAATTAGATCTCCCTCATAATCATATACATATTTTTGACTATAAGGATGATATTCTACTTCTCTAGTTGTTGGATTATAACAAGCAATTTTATCAATTTCATTTATTTCATTATATCTTTTAAAACCTGAATTAGTTAAAGTTAAAGTATCTTCATCCATACAATTATACCCGGCTGCCTCGCCGTTCAAGATAGCTTGATTTAACATCAGCCCGTCTAACATCTCTTTTCCTACATATTCCAGTTCCTGAGTAATATTGTGGATCTTCCCAGTATTCCCCTGAACAGTAATCCTGCCATTTCTTCTTGTTACGATCCATGTATTAGGAACTTTTACACAATAAACTTTCCCTTCGTAGTCTGCTCTCTTAATATGTTGTTTTCTAATATTATATTTTACATGTCGTCTTCCCTCGGACCAAAACAAAATATAAGATGTTCTTATATTTTGTTTCTCAGATTTCTCTATATTCAGAATAGTAAAATAACCTAATTTCAAACAAATTTCAGAAAAATCATCAGATAATGTTCTAGACGTAGTAGTATATTTATATCTAGGCTGTAAACCATCATATCTTATATTCCCATCTCCAGCCATCATAGCATCATATAGGATTTTTAATTTATCTTTTGGAAGGTTTTTAATCCATCTTGGAATTTTTTTATTCCAGCAATGAGAACCAAACTCCTTAGCAAAATATTCTCCGATTTCAGAACTATTTATTGTCATAGAAGAACAAACTTGTGTATATCTTTTATCTTTATGTTCCGAATATCTTGGACAAACTTTATTAATCAATTTTTTCATAGAGTTATAAATAGGACTTTCTTCTCTTTGGCTAAAAGTAGAACCTCGAATAAGTTTATTTTCTAAACTAATATGTTTATGTTCTTTCGCTCCACCTTCAGTTATATAATAACCTATAAGTTCAAGATATTCATCAAGAGTTAAATGAGAAAGAGAAGAATGTGAATAGGGTAAAACAGAAGGAATTATCCCCCTCCAATTTACAGTTGAAATAAATTTATCATTATGTTTAACTTCCTGAGAATAAATTTCTTTCATAACTCCATTACGTTCTACAAGCATTCTGTGATTTGGAGTAACGTTAATATCAACAGAATGCGCCTTGAAATGATACATCTTCAATCTATCAGTAGATTTAAAATCATATTCATGATATTCTTGAACTTGTTGAAACTGCACTTCTTTAAACTGAGTATTATATGTACCAACAATTTCATTCTCATCAATTTCATAAAATCTTTTCCAGCCATGAATTGTTAATATTTCAGTATCTGCGGCATGACAAGCTCCCACCCAGTCGAAGTCTATCGCATGATGAGTAACAATAGTTAAATTAGGATCATTTGCTACTGCTGATAATTGATTGACAATATCTTGTAAATCTGCTTCGGTAGCAGGACGTTCTTTCTCTCCAACCTTAACAACTCTAACAGGAACTATGAGTCTTTCAGCAACTATCCAGTTGGCAGTCATTATCTTTGTCTTATATGCAAGCATAGTAAATAAACGTTGTAACATAGAATTTCCAAAAGTACCATAAGGACTTGCATTATGTTTTATGTGACTAACAGATCTGGAAGAAAGTGGAATCGGTTGTCCCGAAGAAACAAGAGCTATTAATTCATCTGGTAAATTGTCATAAAGTTTTCTTGGTTCTCTTCTAGTAATAAGCATTTTTAATTCCTCATCAGGAACTAAATAATATTCTGGCTCAGATGCAAGTGGATTGCTCTTAACTTCCATATAGTCAGGATTCATTACTTTAACTGATTTAAAGGTTCCATCTTCATGCCTACATCTTTCTCCTTCCGAAGTAATTCCTCGTCCGCCACATTTGGGACAAGAAATTTCTAAGAATGGAAAAACATCTCCTAAAAGAAAATATTCATGACTGATATAATTTAATTTCTCAGATAATTCTAACTTATCAGCAAGTTTCTCATAATATTTTAAAACCTTTTTGCTCTTACATTCTAATTTAAAATTATTCATAGAAAAATTAGAATAAAAATCTACTCCGGCAGCTACCTTCGGCTCATTTGAATTATGGACAACACATCTATTCACACAGTAACTATGTACATCTTTTAGTTCTAGATCAAAAACTTCTCCTTCATAAAACTCTCTCTCAATACCACACACTGCTCTATATAATTTATCTCCAAGATAAAGATATTCTCTATATTTTGTATGATGAGTTTCAAGACAAATATTCTTATTTACAGAATATTTCAATAGATTACTTGTTACCAATGAATGCCGAGATATTCTTATATTATAATTATATATTTTTTTACTTGATAATTTATTATTAGGAATTCTTCTAATTTCTGGTTTTGTTTTATAAATAGAAAATGTAAATCCAAGTTTTTCTAGAATAAAAGGAATCTGTGATGCCAAAATATCAGAAGCAGTTATAATTTGACAACCATGATGAGGATCAATACAACCATCTCCATCTATATAACCTGCAAGAAATAATAAAAGTTGAACCTCATTAGCATTATTAAGAAAATCTTTATGAATTTTTTTCCTTTTACATCCTTCTCCAACAATCTTATAAAAGTATTTAGCAAGTTTAGTATTAAAACAAACAAGATCTACACACTCTTCATTATTCTGATGATAATGACAAACAGATAAACCTAACTTACTAACTATATTTTCTATTTTCCTACCAATAGTTTCTACTTCTTTAGCATGAATTGAAAAACGAAGAGCTTTAGGTTCTTTTTTTCTTTTATATTTATACCAATAATATGAACCTTCGGCTAAAAATAAACCAAGTAGATAAAATATTTCATCATTATATTTTTCTTTATCAAACCCATTTCCAATTAAAGTTCTAGGTAAAAATAATCTATCTCCAATTTCAATAGTTTTAACAGAATCCCATTCTTCTTTTAATTCAACTTGTCCATTTTCACGAATTCTTTCTCCTTTCCTACGCAAAGATGGAGTTGTGAGATCAGATTTTAACCAATTACTTTCAGAAACCCTAGGGATTTCATGTTCAAAAGTAGTTCGAATCTTCCTATTAATCCCTCCGATCTTTAAATTTAAAATAGGCTCAGATATTAGTCTTGTATATACTTTTTTTACTAAACTTATTCCTCCTTCTCCATTAATAATTTCATCTCCGATTTTAACTTCATCAATCCTTTTCTCTGTTCCATCAGCCATAAGAACCATATTATCGGGCGTAAAACAATAATAGAAACGACACCATTGATAAACCTCGCGTCTTCTTGATGCTATCTGCCAGTTCATTGGCGTGTGCAACGGGCTAAAGAACATTGGTTGTGACCAAACTACGTTAGCTCCTGAACCTGCGAACTGGGCAGATTTAGTTATAGGAACACTAACATTGCTTGCTCCAGCAAACTTTCTCTGAGAATTACCAGAACTATTTTCTACTGCTTTCCCCCCAGATGCATTAACCATCCTTTTCTTGTTTTTAGGAGAATTATCTGATAATATCATTTTTATTGCCATATTCTATTTCTCACTCTTTAACCATTTATCTCAAGATCATCACAGGATTTAGTTACTTCTAATATATTATCGACAGTTTTTTTTCTATTTATTCTTTTCTCTTCTTTATCTGTACATTGTTTTATTTCTTCAGAAATAAATTCATCTTTCACTCTAAATTTATTTCCTTTTTTTTTATCTTTTTTAATCTTACTATGGTTATAGGCTAAAGGAGTTATTTTATTTATATATTGAGGCTGGTTAGTACTAAACGGGTTATATTGTTTCCCTTTTTGATCTGGTTTGTGTTGATATGTATCAATTATTATACCTGCATTTTCTCTTCCACAATTCGGGCAAGTGGAAGATACGGCAGAATCTGTTTGTGCATCTGGACTAGACATTGTTGCGCCACAATAACGACATACTATTTTTTGTTTTGAAGGATCTAAGTCACCAGGAAACTTAAGTGGTTTAAGTGGTTTAAGAGGTTGGAGTTCTTTTAACTCTCTTATTTGAGCTTTTTTTTTATTTTTTAAAAAGCCTAAACTATAAGGAAGCAATCCAGACTGCTCCCTTATGTGATTAATTTCAGATTTAAGTTTTAAAATTTCTCGACTATTTCTTTTTTCAGGAGGAACTTCTTTTAATTTTTCTTCTAATTCCTTAATCTTTTTAGTTAATTTCTCGGTATAAATGCTAGATATTTGAGCTTTTATCTTTTTTTTTTAGACTGAGCTTCTTTCCAATTAAATGGTTCTATATCTTCTACTACTGGACTTCCCTCAACTTCTCCTTTTGCTCTGGCATCTTGTAATCTTCCTTCTATTACTCCGTATTCAGGAGGACGTGATTTTCTTTTTTGCCCAGGTTTTAATTGATAATTACTCGCTTCTGGAATATTCTTATCTACTTCAAATCTTTTTTCAATGTATCCTCCTACCCACTTCCCTTCTTTATCCCTATAGGGACGAGAGTATTTATCCATTATTGTATTACGCCAAAGTGATTCATAATCAATATTCCAAATATCATCAATAGTTAAACCAAAACCCTTATTTCTTTCAACTATATGCCAATCAGAAACAGGTTGTCTATAAAATGGATCAAGTCTTACTTGATCGGGACCCCACATAAAAGTATTTTCAAATGATTTATGTTGAGCAATTTTTTTCAAATTAAATTTTTTATCTTTTGTAACTACATAATTCCATGCTGCTTTTCTGATAATTTTATCAATTTCTTCCATACAACCAGAGATATATGGAGTTATTAAAGTCCCTGTGTCGGTAACATCATGTTTCTTTAAATTATCAGGTAATAATTCAAAAATACCAGCAGCAAGTTTAAGTCTCTGATTTGAACTTAGTTCTCCTTCGTAATAAGTATTTAATGAATCTTCTATAGTTTCTTGAATTTCAGAACTCGCTACATAATTTAATAATTCATTTCTAGCTGAAGTAGCATCTTTTTGATCTAACCAATCTTTCAAATCTCCTCCATCTTGGAAAGCAGGAGTTTCTTCCCACTGAGGTACATTATTTTCCATCTCAAGTTGATCTCCTCTTATTTCTGGATCAGGAAGTCCCATAGGATCCATCGGAGGAAGTGCTTCTTGAGCTTTTTTAAGATTATATATTTTCGTATTTCCCATTGCAATCTCCCCTATATCAGATTCAGGAATACCTACAGCAGTTTGAACATTTTTTGCCGTTTCTTCCATTTCTTTTTTTGTTTCTCCTATTTCCTCAATAGCTGGCATTTGACTTCCCAGTTCTCTTAACTCTAAAAGATATTGTTCTATGTCCTCTGTTTTAATTCCTGTTTGTAATAAGGCTTTTATAACTTGTTGCATTTGACTTCTTGTATCAAGTCCAGGATTTATAGTAATAGGAACAACAGTATTATCTTGAGCCATTTTTGTATTATTCATTATTTTTTTTAGTAGTTAAATTATCAAACATTCTATTCAATATTGTTTTAGAAGAAAAATTTCTCCTATTCATTTTCCAAGATTCATCTTTCTGTTCTCTTCTTTTTTTATTTTGTTCTACTACTTTTTCTCCAGCAGTTTTTTCAGGTAACATATCAAAATTTTTATTACCGAAAATACTTATATTTGATTTTGAATTTCTAAATTTCATTGCTGGAGCTTCTTTGTCTTGTGATAATGGAGTAAATACTGGATTTTGTGCTATTTTTTCTTCTTTCATTTTTTCAACTGGTTTATTTTCTATTGCTTCTTCTTTCTCTATTTGTGTCTCATCTACTATTTGTTTACTTCTATTACTATTCCAAATTGTATTTGCAGTTTCACTTTTAATATATTTCTTAGGTCCTCCGAAGTCAGAAACAATTCCAGATTTAGCTGATAGAATAAATTTATCAGTCTTATATCCATCATCATGATTATCTAGTTTTTTAGACTTTTGACTTTCTGCAAGAATTTTTAATTTCTTATCATTTTTCTCTTTTTTCTTACTTATTATTTTTATTTTATCAAATAAAAAATTAACTTTATTTTGTTCATTTGTTTTATAAATAGTAATCTTCTCCTATTCTTTTTCTAATAAAAATTAGCTAAGAATTTTTTTTAGTTTCTCCGCAAGACCATCTTTACTACCTTTTATCATTTCATAAATTGTAAAAGCATGAACAGGTCTTGATTTCTTACTTTTTGAAGGAACTCCATAAACTTCATCAAGATTATCTTTTACTACAGATTTTTCTTGCTCATCTTCAGAAGGTTTAGCAGAAGTAAAATCTATTGACCATTTTCCTTCTGAACGATGTGCTCCCATAAAATTAAGACCAAAAAGTCGTCCTATTTCCCTTACTATTTCGCTTAGATCCTTACTTTCTATAGTTTTTGTTTCACCGGTAGCGGGATCTGGATAATGTTTATCAGGAATCTCAATCTTGATATTTTCAGTTCCATCAACAGCAACTTCTTGAACAACAAATTTCTTTTTGAATTCTTCTAATCTTCGACCTGGATAACCAAAACTTTGTAACTTTTTAAATATATAATCAGATAAAGTCTCTTTACCAGGTTCTTCTATTTTTTTAGGTTCTATCTCGGGTTTTCCCTCAGGAACTACTCCAGCTCCTATTCCTGATAAATTTTCCTCTTCAGGTTTAATTTCTAGAGATTCTTCAGGAGAACTCGGATCATAAAGAGGATCATCTATATTTTGAGCTTCCATCAAACGCATTTTGCCTGCTGGAACAATAGCCATATCTTAAACTCCAAGTTAAATAAATCTAATTATTTATCTGCTACCATGGCATCAACATATTCTGCCGGATAAAGCTTTTTCCAATAGTCTTTTAACCAAGTTTTTGTTTTTTCATCAAGATTTGCTATTTTGACAAATTTTCTAGTGGAAGCTTTTTTAACTTCATCTTTATTTTCTGATTCTGTATCTTCTGAATCTTCATCTCCTGTTTCCTCTCTTATTAATTTAACTCCACATTTAGGACATTCTCTATCCATACAAGGTACTCCCGTTTTATGTTCAAATTCTTTACCACATTTAGGACATTTACATTTTCCACCAGGACCTGCTGCTAAAGGACCACCTTGTCTACCTCGTTGAGCCTCTTTTGTTTCTTCTTCTGTTTCTCCTTTTTTCTTCGCTCTTATTTTTTCTTTTAAAGCTTCAGGAAGTTTTTTCTCTTGAGCTGGGGTCAATCCACCACTATTATCTTCTTTTTCTCCATTATCTTCTTTTTCTCCATTTTCTTCATTTTTTTCTTCAGTTTTTTCTTCAGTTTTTTCTTCAGTTTTTTCTTCATCCTCTATTTTTGCTGCTTCTTTATTTACTTCTTTTTCTACCTCTGCGTCTGTAGTTTTTTCTTTTGTAGGATGATTAACTAACTTTGCTTCAGCTGTTGGTTGTCCACTATCTTTTCCTTGTTCGTCTTCACTTCCCTTTGGACCTGCTGTTGATTTTCCAGCATTCTCTTTTGCTGAAGGACCCTTAGCGGGCATCGTAATAGACTCTCCTGTTTGATGTAGGGGTTCAACTTTTAACTGACCACTTGATTCGGCTTCATCTGTTTCGGCAACCTTAACTTCTTCTGATTCATTTACAGAAGCTTTCTTGATCATCTGTTCTTTACTTTTTTGATAATCTTCAACAAAATCATCAAAACTTTTAGAGTTGCCAGTATGAATACGATTTGTAACGAATAGCATACTATTTCTCCTTTAAAAAATCTTAGACTCTTATTAACAATTTATTTTAATTATTTTATTTTAAAATCCTTTTTTTTTAATTAGTTTTAATTTATTTCTTTGGGCCAAATCTTCCTTTTATTCTTGTTTGTTCTATTAATGACAGTGCTTGATTTATTTTGTTTCTTATTTCCATCAATACCGGAGCACTTAGTTCATTTAATTTAGAAATATCAATCAAATTAGAACTTGTCATTGCTGCCATTTCTTGTGGTATTTTAGGAGACTGTCCTCCGGAATTCTCAACTGGTGCCCTGTTTATTTGCTCTGAAGGTGTTTCTGTTCCCAAATCTTGAGATATATTTTCTTGTGCTCCTGTAGCGCTTTGCAATAATGTTCCTAAGTTATTCATTATTACTCTTCCCGAGAAACCACCTTCTCTACTAAAAGCTTTATTATTTTCAACAAGAAAATTTCTCATAGCTATCAAAACATTATTTACTAGAGGTGTTACCTTTGGATTTTTAATAGACATCTCATTTAAAATAGCTATTTCTTCTCTTACATCAGAAACAAATTTTTGATATTCATCAGTAACAGTTTTTAACAATTGACTTTGTCCTGGAGAAACTTGACTCTTTATTATTTTTTCTTTAGAACTCCATCTTCTCGTTCCCCCCTGTATCATCCTCATTATTTGATTAATTCTTTGGATTAAATATTTTATCCTTTTTGCTACTTGACCTTCGGGAGAACGAAAAAAATTGACTCCTTTTTGCCACCATGTCCCTCCGAACTGAGCTTCTTTCAGTATTTTAAGAGAAATTGTTGCCAGTTTTTCGCCAAGTTCTTTATGTCCATTATCATATAAAATTTTAGATAGATCAAGCAAATCATTAGATTCAGTTAATAAACTTTTAAAAGGTTTCTCAACTTCTTCTTTTATCACAGCAAAAATTGCTTCACCTTTTGACAATCCGTTTTTAAATTTTTTATCAATATTCTCTACAAAATTTTTCTTTGCTAATTTAATTTCTTTACTAAATTTAGTAGAAGATTTTATTTTTTTTTCTTCAGAAGCATATTTTTCCCATCCGCTCGTATCATCATTAATTGAAGCTAAATATTCCTTCCAACATTCCATCCAAACACTCTGAGCACCTTTCTTCGGATCTTCAGCTCTTTTATGACGATAACAATTTTTCCAGCATCTTCCATTTCTTAACCAATATCCCTGAATCCCAACATATTGAGCGATTTTGATCTTAAGTAAATTATTCATAGTGTTTGTTACTATTGTTGCACTTTTTTCTAATCCAACTTTTTGTAATTCATCTCCTATCTTTTTAAGATCCCCAAAAATTTTGTTTTCCATAGCAATTTTCCTTTTGGTTGTTGCTGGTAAAACCCTTAATCTTTTTTTAAATTCTTTACCAGTAAAAATATAATTTAAAATATTAGAAACTATAAAAGCCCTAATATTTCTTACTGATCTATCATAAGTAACAACTATTTGATTTCCTGTCCCTGTTGCAAAAAACAAAGCTTGAGGTTCTACTAGTCTAGTTAAATCTATTCCTTTTCTTGTAACATAATTTATTCTTACTACTTTATTATTTTCAACTGCCCAGTTTAAAGCATCCTGAACTGTCGCAAAATCAGGAATTTCTTCTTTTGTTATTTCTATAGGAACTTCGTTTTCTTCTTCTTCTATTTCTTCTTCATACTGTTTATCAAGCCTTCCTTCTCCTTCGAGATTATCAACCAAATATTTTCCTATTTCTTCTGGTTTAACAATAGGTAGTTCTTCTTCTGTTTCTATCGGTTCCTCTATATTCAGAGGTTCTTCTGGAAGAACTTGACTTTTTTTTCTTCTATATTTAATTTCTTTCATTCTTAAAAAATTAAATCCTTGTTTTTTTAAAAACAATTATTCAGTTTCTTTTGTTTTATTTGTTTTTCCCGCTTCTTCTTCAGTTGTTTCTTTTGAAATTTCTTCTTCAGTTGTTTCTTCTAAAATTTCTTTTTTCTCAATTTTTTTTATTTCTTTGGCATCCGATTCCACTCCTATAATTCCTTCTAATCTGATTATATCAGCAGGAGTAAAATCTACATCTCCTAATTCTTTAATTGAAACAGGTTCAAAAGTTATTTCTATTTCTTCCTGCAGCAACTCATTAAATTCTCTATAAAAATCTACTTCTTTTTCTTTGTTTACTTGATATTGTTTTCCTCGAGCAACTGCACTTTTATCTTTTTCGTTTGGTTTTACTTCAAAACCATATTTTCTTATTAATCTTCCTCTATTTTCTTCTAATTCTGAAAGCTCTGTACCAATAATCTTCAGTAACTTTCCTAAGCGATAGGCAATTTTAACTTTTAATTCTTTATTGGTTAATTTTCTTAAACTGCCCTCCATCCCCTGTATTTGTGCAAGTGTCATTTTCATTTTTTTCCCCTTTCCTTTTCAAAAATTACAAAAGTATCTATATCTTTTTTTATAATATTAATTTTATTTCCAGTTAGTATTTTATTCTTCGAAAAAAAATTAAAATTACATTCAATTGCCATAAGACAATCTATATCACTAGAAACAAGACTGATCGATAAAGGATTTATTTTGCTAATTTTTGTTATTTTATTATCAGACGAAACAAAGGCTATATCTAACGGCATAAAAGTATTTAATCCCCAAAATTTTAATTTTTGCGGAGATCTAAATTTAAATAACATACCTGAATCTTCAGGTATTCTTTTCCTGAACATCAAGCCTCGTGCATGAGAAAATGAAGTTTCAGCCACTTCTACCTTTAAAAATCTACCTTGGTTAAATATGCTAGAAAACATTTAAGTCCTATAGTCAATATTATTTCTATCTAAATCATAAGTAAAATCATTTACTTCTGCATCTGGAACGTTAAAATTAATTCCCTCATCATGAATATAGTTTATTGTAGAGTTAGTATTATTATAATTAGAATAACTATTGAACCACTTCAAAATATCATTTTTATTTGAAACTTTTTTCTTCTTTATCAAAACTAATTCTACTGATTTAGGTAATAATCGATACGTGTTTTTATATCCTTGTCCCGCAAGATAATCATCATGTCTATATTCAAATTCTAATTGTCCTCCAACAAAAAATTGCATCTCTTTTTTTATAGTATCATACCATCTTAATTGATTTTCTTGTTTCTCTTCTATCGGCTCTTCCTTCATAGTATAAATAACTAAAATTATCTTCATAAAATATTTTCTGTTTTAAACCTATTCCACCAATTATTAGCTACTTTATGTTTTTTTGCCGTTTTAACTTCTTTTGACCTATTAAGAGCTTCATTATAATCAATTATCGTATCATCTCGATCAAAAGAAGATCTATCATCTCCTAATACCATAATTTTAATTACCTTCTCTCCCTTATCTGTTATTTCTATATTATTTCCCACAGGTCTAATCAACCCTTCTTTTTGCATATTTTTAATATCTACCAATGAAAGATTAGCTGGTCTTCTATAAACTTTATTTTGATTTGTATCTCCGGCATTTTTCCATACTAAAAATAAAGTTCTTGCTGCAACAGAATCAACATAATTTTTGTTCTTAATAATTTTATTTTTTAAACTCGGCATATATCTAATAAGTTGATTTAAAATAGATTGTCCTTGTTTTCTCATAAAATTTCTCAGTAATTTAATAAATAACGATGTGGATAAGGTTCTTCCGATTTTCTATCATACCAACTATAAGGTTCATTCCTTAATTCTCTCCAGTAATGTCCTTCTGCAACATTTCCTTCACTATTATATGTCTGTAAGTTTTTAACATATCTTCTTTGTCTCTTTTTTTCTTTACTTCTTCCCATGACATTATCTTCTTCACTTCTAAAGGGATAAACTCTTTCTTCCATAGGTAAATCTAAATGTGCCCAAGGACCAGATATTCCTGCTCCTCCTTTGGCAACTTTTATAACTTTTAATTTTTTCCCAATAATTTTTTTTTGCCCGATTAAAGCATATGCCAACATTTTTCTGATATATAATAATCTGCTAATAGTTCTATGAATCCAATCCACAGAGATCTTATAATCTGATAACTTAGAGATTTGAAAACTAGTAAAGGTTTTTATATCTCTATTTAAAGCAGAATCAATAATCTTACTAAAAATAGAATTCTCTGTTTCATCAAAACAAAGAAGAAACTTAGAAAAATCTTGCAAAGAAAAAATAAATAAATCAACTAATTTAGTATCAAGTATTAAATCAGGATTTTCATTTTTTTCCTGTAATAATTTTACTATTTCTTTCCATAAAAATAATAAAAGTTTTTTCTGTTCTTCTATTTGTTTTCCTATCCTTTGAATAAGTCTAACAATTCCTTGTGTTTTTAAAGAACCATCTGCTTTATATGTTTGACATCTCTTACCACTTATTACACGAATACCGTAATAACTTAGTTCTTTCTTGAGGATTATCCAAGTGTCCATAATTTACTTTATTATTTAAAACTTTATGCGAAATCAATATCAAGCCCTCTTTCTTCTACTCTTTGTTTTTCCTGTTCCTCATCTACAAAATCCACTTCACCGTCTTTTATATCATCTATAAGATGTCTTAAAGTCTCAGACGGTTTCACTGGATTTCCTCTACTATCTAATTCGACAATAACTTCTTCTGAGTTTTTCTCGGGCCTTGCTACTCCTATGGGTTTTATCTCTTTCTCTTTCGATTTTTCTACATTTCTATCCTTTTTTTTAATGATGCTTTTTTTTTCTCCAGATATTTTTTTCTTAGAAGATTTCTTTTTAGAAGATTTCTTTTTAGAAGATTTTTTCTTAGAAATTTTTCTTTTCATTTTACTTTTCTTTTTTGTTTTTTTAGTTTTTTTATCTTTATTTTCTTCTTTTATATATTTAATAGAAGCAGGACCAGAAATTAACTCAGATTTTTCTAATGATTGTTTTGTAAAATCCCATGTCAAAGCAGAAGAATCTTTAATATCTTTTTGTTCTTCATTTGTCTTATCTTCTAGGTTATCTTCCGAAACAGCAGAAGAATCTTTAATATCTTTTTGTTCTTCCTTTGCCTTATCTTCCGAAACAGCAGAAGAATCTTTAATATCTTTTTGTTCTTCATTTGTCTTATCTTCCGAAACAACAGAAGAATCTTTAATATTCTTTTGTTCTTTATCTGCTTTATCTTCTAAACTATCTTCTGAAACAGTTGCTTTAACTTTTTCTTCCTTCTTAATCTTTCCTCCTTTCATTTCTATAATCTCTATAGAATCAACTGATTTTGCTGCCCTTACTTCACTACTTTCCAAAATAGACTTAGTTATAAAAACTTTACCCTTTGGACCTACTCTCGTTTGACCTAAAATAAGTAATTTATCTGTTTTATTAACTAGTACTAATCTATAAGATTCCTCGAGTTCAATTTGATTAATTATCAAATTCTTCTCCATGGGAATAAGAATTTTCTTCTTAATCGCCATTTTTAAGTCATCTGCATTTAAGATTTCTCTATTTATTTCTATTTTTTGATTCTTACGTAAAGGATGTTTCAGTGACCTAAGAACAAAAGTTCCTTTTAGTTTAGAAGTTACTTGAAATATCATTTTTTCCCCTTTTTTTAATAATTTGTCACTAACTCAAAGTATCGACAACTAAAAAAAATATTATTAGAAAAAACAAAATATTTTAGAAATGAGATCTAGAATGTTGAGAAACTAAATCAAAAATATTTCTTCCCCTTAATTTATTTTGCATATTATGAGGACCAATAGGTTCTAATTTTCTCTTAATAGGCATTTTATCCTCGTCTGCAACAAATCTTTCGTCATTTGCTCCTTCTCCAGTAGGAGGTTCTTGATCCATTAAAACATTTTCAGAAGGAAGATTTTTATTTGGAAGTAAAATATCTTCATCATCATCTAGAAAACTAACTCCTTTAGGATATCCTTTTCTTTTCTTACCTCCCCAAAGAGGCGCAGGTTTTGTTAATTGAAAAGTATTTGGATTCTTTCCGTAAGGATCTCTAGTCCTCTCATCCGGATCCTCCATCTTAGGAATTGTTCCTCGATATGATAATTTTACTTTACTATACCAATTTGCCATTATATCAGCAATTATAGTGCTAACATAACGAGCCATTTCCTGTTTTTCAGGATTTTTTAATTTCGAATACCAACTAGGCATTTTTCTTTTTCTTTAATATCTCTAAATTATCTGCAATCATTTTTGATTTAATATTATTAATATCTATTACTTTCTGTTTTTCTCCTGCGGTCAAAAATCTTTTTTCCTTGTATGCAGAAGCATAAATATGAAAAAGCATAGCATCTGCGTCTTTTAAAGAAGCCGTTACCATTTCATCAAATTTTCCTTCTGTTCCACTAGATAAAGGATTATTCTTATCTAATCTTGAAAATCTATCAGGCTGATTTTCTAATTGGCTAACATCTATATTCTCATCTACTTTCGTAGTTTTCCCTTCCATTTGAACTCCAACCCATTTATCCCAAAAAGTAGTATCTCTTTTATCTTTTTCTTCTGCTTTTTTTAATACATCAATTTGTTTTTGTACATGAGATTCTGTTGTTAGGTTAATAGGCATAACATTAGTATCCCATTCTTTTATCCTTCTATCATTAAATAACTTCTCTTTTTCATTTATTGCTTTCTCTGCTATCGTTAAATCATCACCATCTTGTCTTATGGCATCAATTTGTTTTTCATATGGAATTGTATTATCTTTTTCTTTAGTAGTCATTTTTAAATTCACATTTTTTGAAGGAACTTCAGCTGATAAATTCATTTCCTCTGTTCTATCTTCTAACATCTTACTATAATTTCTATATCCAGTTTTTTTAGCTATCTTAGTTAAATTGAATTTGGTCATTTTTTTATCCTCTACTTTTATCAATTTCTTTTATATTTTGTTTTTAATATCAAAATCCTTTTAATTTATCTCCTATACGAAGGCCAACTATTTTTTCTTTCTAAAAATCTTGTAACTTGTTGACCGGTTCCATGATATCCTCCTCCTTGCATATTTCTCCAAAACATATTAGAACCTACTCCTTCTGTTCCAGTATAAACTCTCTTAGCAAAAGGTAATTTATTTACATGAGATTCTATAGCAGAATAACAAGCTCCAGCTACACAATCAATTACGTCATCACTTTTTACTCCATCTCCTTCTTTTTTCGGAAAAACCTTAAAACCTGTTGAAGTAAATTTCCTTTGAAGTTCAATCATTTCATTTCTTAATAAATTATCATAAGGAATTTTTAATCTACCATTGTTTATTAAATCTTCAACTTCTCTGTAAATAAGATTTTTATATTTTTGAGTAAATCTAGTTTCTTTATTTGGAATTCCTTTTTTTCTTAATTTTAAGATACTTTCTCTACTTGCAAATTGATCATAAGTTAATAACCCTATATGAAATCTTCTTTTCAAATTAATTACATAACTAATTACTTCGTTGGGATTTATAGGACTACTCGTGGGAGTCCAATATTTAATATGATCAACTACTATAATATACTCAGATTTATTAGTTTGAACATTAATATAATATTCTTTATGAACTATTACCAAGGCATAGTTATGACTAGAAGTAGCAGGATCTAAATGAACAAAATAAATTTTTCCAGGTCTACCCATACTATTATTTTGTAAGTTATGTCCCTTAAAACATAAATTAACTTGTTCTTCAGTAAAGAAATTCTCTGCCCCAATACCACTAAATTCAGCTCCGAATTCCATATTAAATTCAGATTCAGACATACTAGCTTGAGAAGTTCTTAAAGATTCTCTAGTGTGATTAGGATTAACTTGCCAAGTCGGAAGACGACAAACTAATCTATTCGGAACATTTTTCCCTGTACTATAAAGTTCATAGAATTTTCCTTCTTTTGCTCTTGGAGATGAAATACTTATTATTTTCCCATCATATATCCTCTTTATAATAACTCTTTGTTCATGTTCGTCTTTAACAAAATCTCCATTTTCATCTTTTTTATAAATTTTTCTACAATAAGTAGAAACAGTAGGAGTCAAAGCACTATAAATTCTATCACCTGATGAAGCTCCGCCAGACGTTTTATACGAAGCAACTTCGTCAAGTATAAGAACCATACAACCCATTCCCAATAAAGAATCAGAATTACTATGTCCAACTATAATTCCAATAGATCCTTTCTTCAAGGGAACTCCTTTTTCTTTGAAATTTTTATTATCTTCTTTATCTTTTGGAGTTAAAAGATAAAGTGAAGAAGCCCCAAGTCCTTCTTTCATATATTTACTTGAAAAATATTCACTAAAAATAAGTTTTTCTCTAATCTCATCAAAAGCTCTTCGAGCTTGGTCTTTTGAATTAGCAATAGTCAATACATTGATAGTTGTTGAAGAAGATATATCATATAAAGAATAAGGGTCTCCTCCTGGACATTCTAATAATTTCATCGCCTCATAAAGAGCAATAATACTTACTTGAAAATCTTTTCCACTCCGTCTTCCCCAAACCAGAACTAATTCTCTAAAAACGTCATCATTATAATATTTTCCTAATACATTTCCCTTATCATCATCAATAAGTTGTAATTTTTTACAAGTTTCTATTTCTACTTCTGTTAACTTCAAATTCTTATTTCCAACCGAACCTCTATAAAAAACTTTCAAAATTATTTTTTGAAGAGGATATAAATAAATAGGATTAGTAGGATGATAAGGAAGTCCTAACCACTTTGGACTCTCACAAAATGTTATAATATCTGGAATAAAAGTTTTTTTCTCTATTTCAAGAGAAATATTATCTTTTATATCTGATATTATATCGCTAACTAATTTTTTTCTGTTTTTAGCCATTTGAAATAACTAAGAAATACTTTTTGGATAAATGATATAACCAGAAGGAATAGGATAACCTACCGCTTCACAAATAGCAGCAAAAACGGGATAAACTTTTATTTTATATGTTTTAAAAAAATTATCTAAAGAAACAAATTGTTCGATAATTGATTCCTGTAAATTTTTTACAAATTCTAAAATTTCATTACTATATTGATGATGTTCATCACTTTGTCTTGCTTGAGTTTGAATTAATACATAATGAAAATACAATTTATCCAAATTTAAATTAGAAATATCCGAATTTGCTAAACTTTTATCTATACTAGACAAAAGTTCTACAATTGTATCTCCTTTCGATTGCATAGAATCTATTAAATCTGCAATTTTTTTATAAAAATGAACTATAGTAGGAACAGGTGGAGGAACAGGAGGACCTGCTTCTAAAATAGCAACTATAAAGTCTTTAACTTTTTCTCTTATTCTAGAAAAAGCTTCAAAATCATCATATACATTATCAACTGTGTCCTGAGTTGATGTAGAAACAGTCTCTAAAATTGAAGGATAAAAACCCAACGTGCCCTCTTTACCAAACATAATTCCCGTATTATAATCTATATTTTCCTTCAATCCTTTTAGAAAAATCTCACCCTCTTTAGATTCATCAACATCTGGATAAGTATCAATTAAATATTCTAATGTTTTTATATAACGATAATCAGTTATTCCTTCTTTTATACCTTCGGCATTCATAAGAGTTATATACCCATCATCCCATGTCGGAGAGCCAAGAAGCCAAGAAGGAAATTTCCAATATGATCCAATATCGAAATCATTCCATGGATCTCCTGTCCATCCAGTATTAGTATAAACATGTGTATAACTAGATCCAAGAACATAAGCCTGAATCCCGTGAGCGAACCTATTGTAAGTAAGAATTCTTAAATATGAAAAATTAGTTGTATAATCTCCCAAAAAACCATAATAAGCCGAATCTTGAAAAGATTCATAACCTGTTTTTATACCACTTATAGAAAAAACTTTATAATCGACAAGATCAGTTAGTGGAGGAATAGTATTATTTGGAACTCCCGTATAAATACCAGCATCGAGAGGAAGATCACAAACTGGATAATAGGTAGCCATAGTCTCTTCTCCTTCTTCTTTTACATAAGTAAAAATTCTATCGCACACTATTCTCGAATGTATATTAATTCCTGGTTCATCTCTTACAAAGAAAATAATTTGAATGCTTCTTTCTGATGCTATATTTTTTAATTTTCTTATAAGTAGTCGAATGGCATCCCTGACATCGCTTCTTGAAAGATCAGTATAAATACTATAATTCGATATTCCCCAGACAGTAAACCCAAAATTATTAAAACAAAGATAATGTACCATATGAAAAATATCTATTGTAATTTTATCTTGTACTGTTCCTTGTTTTATCAATTCATCTATATTTCTTTCGAGATAATAAGTAAAGAAATCAACAACTATTCCATTGCTGTCTTCTATCGCTTCAACTCCCCTATAGAAAGATCTTACAAAGGGAGTAAGTTGGGTATCTCTATATAATTTATGAACATCATTTGTTACTGTGGCATATACGTCATAAAAAGGATCAACCCATACATCATTAAGAATATCAGAAGATTGTAATTCAATATCAACAACTTCCAAATTTATAGATACAGAATCAAGTAATTCTCCATTTTTCTTTATTGTAATTTCACCAGAATAATTCCCCGCAGAAAAATTTACAGGAATGCGAATATATATCCATATTCTTTTTGAACTGTTAGAATTTATAGATATTTGGGTAAATTTTTCTATTCTATCTGGAATTTTGGCACAATAATGATCATTGGTCAATACATAATCATAAGTCGTTAATCTCTTATAATCACAGATAACTTCAAATAATTCAATATAATCTGGATCTATTTTTTTAGCTCCAGTTAATTGTTTTGCAGAAATTTCTAAATCATTGATACCCATTCCTGAATATATACCAAAACTAGTAACTAATAATTCTCCTTTTGTCCCAAAAATATTTAAAGTATTATTTATTTCTTCTAATTGAGGTCTAGTGTCCTCACGTATCATTCTATCATTATCTCTCATAAAAATTAAAAGATTTTCAACAGAAGGATTTGAAATAGGTTCTGAGGGATTTTCAACAGGTCTATCAGGAGGAAGTTGAGCAAGATAAAAATTATTGACAAATCTTTCTGTCTTTAAATAATCATTAACATAACTTTCAGAAACAGCTTTTAAAGAAACATAATCTATCTTATAACTAACAGAACTCATATAAAAACAAAAACTAAATTGCCCATTTATAGAACGGGAAAGAGGAAATCTTGAATCACAACCTAATAAAATTGTTTTACACTTCCAAGTGTCATCGTCATTTTGCCCTAAATTTGCAATCTGTGCTTGTTCTCTTACTTCCTGGCCTATTTCATGTCCATACCAAAGAAAAGGATCTAATTCTCCCTTATCGGTATGAGCATTCATATTTATTACACTATTTACGCTAGGATAAATAGTACTACTATAACCAAAATCATCTTTATACCTTATTTCTAAAACAAGAAATTCTATGGGGATACCGTCTGCATCTATTGAAAAATTTCCTGAATCGAAATAGACATATAAATAATTATTGCCTTTTATTGTTCTAAATTTTACTAATTCTTCTTGAGAAGGACCAGCAGAAGGATCGTCGTAATAAATTACTTCAGTTTTAGGTTCTCCCGCGGCACTCTCTGTATAACTAGCATTACTTATAGATGGATTAAGAAGTGGATCTCCTTGTAAATCTCCAAAATCTATTGTTATAAATTTTGTTTCTATGTAATCTTCTGTTCTTCTTCCTATTGTCATATCCTTTACGTGTTCTTCATAAATAGCAATATAATTCCAATAAACCGGACTATTTTCATCAATATCCCAAGATAAATGACTATAAAGATAAAATCTATAATCATGATTGGCAACACTTTCTCCAGAATCATCTACTAAGGGAATTTCAACTTCGTAAGTTTGTATTTCCCACTGATTACTTCCTTCTGGGAAATTATAATAATTTTTATGAGTTGGTATTCCCCCAGCGGTTGTCCAATTCATATCACATAAAGATACATAACCTCTTCCAGTTGGAAATGTTTTATATTCTGCTTTTACAATATATTTTTTACCTGGAGAAAGATGAAAATAAACAGCATTTAAGAGTCTTATATAATAAGGATTAGAATCATTAGCTACTGTTCGAACAACATGTTGTCCCTTCTCCTCGTCATAAA